CAGCTGCTATTGGGTAATTCAAACTCATACGCTTGTTCTCCATTCAAATAAATTCTTGTTAAATTATTCTCAACAATCTTACCATCTCCTTTGAACTGTTCAAAAGCAACAAAGTCTGGTGGCTGTACATTTGTCATAACAAAATTCCAAAACATACACTCAGCATAAAACATTTGTTTGATGAACTTATCATCTCTCTCAATCTCATAGATCTTGTGTTGAGAATTACCAATCAGTACAGATAGATACGCTTTCTGAAATCTTGTAACCATCAGATAATGTTGTATCTGAGGATAGTATCTATGTACAACATCTTTGAACGAAAATGGGCTGACATGCTTTGCTTCAAATATACAACCACTATCTGTAATACCATCAACACTTGCATACAAAAATTCTACAAGTTTAGATTGTATAATACCTGGTTTAAGTACTTGAATTTGTGTTTCTTTTGTAAACCATTCTCGATTGAAATCTTCGGTTACGATACCAAGTTGTACTGGTAAAACATCTGATAGATCTACAGGAGCTTTCTTACCTGTCTTGATCTCCCACAGATCTTTCCAATTACCATTTACAATTTCTTTGGCATCTGTACCACCAAGTCCTTTCATTTCTTCACGCTGCATATCTTCGTGAATAATAAAAGAAGTATTCATCTTGTTCTTCTTCGCCATAGTTCCCTTTCTTGTTTGTATTTAGTCATCAAAAGTCTTACCACATTTGACACTTTTTTGTTATCTTTTACATACTTACTATTGTACAATCTATCAAACTCAACAGCTTCTTCCATTGTAAAATACTTGTAAGCTAGTTTAGTAACAAATCTTCTTTTCCTCCTTATCAATACGATAGGATCTTCAATCTTCTTTCTTCTTACTATCCCTAATCGATTCAAGATTTGCTTCAAGTGTTGTACCATAATTCATCTCCAATAACTTGTTTAAGTACCAAGCAGCTTTTAGCAGATCTTCTTCTCCACCTTTTATGTTATGTCTTTTGACATACTTTACAATGTTAGCTTGTACAAAATCTAAATCCCAATCAAGTATAACATCTGTTAAATGGTATCTACCATTAGTATAATAATCTGGGTTTGTATTAATCATTTGTTTATTCCTTTCTTTATGTTTGATCATAAACCTTTCTCATATATATTCTATGACCTTTCATTTTATTTCTTTTAAAATGATTGTTAATAGTATTAGTTACATTCTCAATCTTTTTCTTAATCCAATCTGGATTCATTGGTATTTCTGAAGTTTCATACTCCAGGACATACTTAATCTTAAGTGGATTTTCTTGCGATATCCTCATCATTTGGATCTCCTTTCATATTCATGTGTTCGGTACAAAACCATGTACGCATATAGTCATTACTGTAAATTCCTATCTTACCACAATGACATCTTTGATACTCTTGTTTTTCTTCTGGTGTCTTATTGAAAAACCACCAACCAGGTATCTTGATTAGTTTTTTCTTTTTAGCCACAGCTCACACTCAAGAGCTTCTGCCCAGCAACAGAACAAGTACCCAGATGGTTTTCGGATTCCTACTTCCCACTTAGATACAAGTCCTATTGCGACATTCATCTTTCTATCCAAAGCATTTTGTGTCAATCCCAGCTCCTTTCGTTTCTCAACGAACTGAGAAATCAGCTGTTTCTGGAACTTTTCTGTAAGTGCATAAGCCATACAAAAAAATACCTTGATTTTCATAAAATGTAAAGCTACGAAATAACTTTCAATTCCTTCTGAGAAAAACTAGGGCAGTTATCCTTTCGGCTGCCCTAGAACTTCTACTGGCTCAATAGCATCTTCAATATCTCTTGCTGATATAGATTCAAAGTTTTCATTCTCATACTTATCTATCTCATCAGTAACTTCTTTGAGCTGTCTTTCCAAAATCTTTTTGACTTCGGCAAGACTTGTAAGAATATCTTTTAGTTTCTTTTCACGATCATAGTAATAATCCATACGATCATGTGCTTGTTCTTGATTGTCAAGAAATGCTCTACCCATTATGCTCATTGTTTTCCCTTTCGTTTTCATCAATGATAGCTTGATATTTACCAATAATATTCTCTATCATATTGATAGCATCATCATACTTAGTGATCTTTGGTCTAGGATCTTCAATAAGTTTTCTGACATTTTTTAACTCATCAATAAAATTTTGTACATCATTCATACTACCACTCACTCGCTTTCATTATAGTCAATACTCTTATAGTCTGACTAGGATCAGATGCATCTGGACTATGATACATCATAGCATTATCTTTATAATCTATCTTCCAGAAAATCTTTTCTTTCTGATACATAAAGTTTCCAAAGTCTCTTTCTCCATATGGATTGTTATCTTCTGTAAAATTTCTATACAAAGCAACATTATTTAAGAACTGCATTCTATTCATACCATTTGCAAATATACTAGCTCCTCTAGTAATAAATGCTTTGTCTTTACTATCAGCTTTGAATAACTCTCCAGTAATTAGTTTCTTACGAAGCTCGTCATTGAGAAGTGCTATCTTCTCAATCTTCGGTAGCTTCTTATCGTTTAGAACTTTTTGATCTACCATCTAACCACTCCTTTTCACTTTTAGATAAATTATCAAACTCTTCTATCCAAATTTCTTTAGATACTTTATCAAAATTACTTTTAAGTATTTTCTCAATAGCATTTAACTTATCTGTAAGATAACTTATTCTAGATTCAATCTTTACAATAGCTTTATTAAGTTTCTCAACCAAAGCTAGATTCAGTCTTTGATCCAGGCTCGTTATCTGGCTCTCCAAACTCTCCATAGTTCTGTTCCTTTCGTTTGTAATCTCTATCAACATCACGCACAACCTTGTGTCGTTTGTAATATCTTGTAATTATGTATGAGAAATCCTCATCAAGAAGTATTCGGTAGTACCAAATACCTCTACGCTTGACATAACCGTATGCTGCACTTGTTGCTACACCTCTAAGTATTCGGTAACCAAACCTTGTCGCTGTTCTGAATATCATTTTCATTCCTTTCTGTTAAAAAACTATAACTAGAACTATTACTTTCCACACAGTAATAGCACAAATCATCTTCAATATACTGATGTCCATTACACTTTGGACACACTTCTGGTGTCTCCATATTCCTTTCTCCTTTCGACTTGCTCTTTACAAGCAATAAATACTGTAGTTATACTACTATTTTGGCAATAATTAGGCAATCTTTTCCATCTAGGATCTTTGATCATCTTATCTGCTACATAGAAATACAACCTCATGTTGTTGTCTACAATATCACTAT